ACAGGGGTCAGCCAACGCGGTGGCCAACTATCAACCACGTGCAGCCTTACGAGCCATAAGTTCCTCTAACTTGCTTTTAGTTTTCACAGACACCAAACCCAACCTAGTCCGGTCAGCAGGCGTAAACCCCAACAACGAAAGGTTAGCTGTAATCAAACGCTCCAAGTCATTCAACTGTTTGAACATATGCCATTCGTCAGGATGCTCAACAATGTAACTTTCAATCCTTGTCTTCCGATCAAGTTGCTCACACACCATCTGCAACAACTGCGTATCAGTATTAGCAACCCACAACTCACCAGCAGCAAACACTTCATCCCACAACTGTTTGCCAGCCCAATCAAGTGGGCGAATCGGATCACGCTTGCCATAACCCAAATCAACCTCAATTTGTGGCAACTCACGCCTACCAGGATTGCCCTGCAAAACCTTCAATTCGGCTGGCTTAGTCGGATTAGCCATAGCGTATCAACCTCTCTCTAAAAACCCGTCTACGGGCTTTGTGTGGCTTTTCAAGGCTATCGCAGAAAACTCCCAAATGCGAAACGGTGCGAAAAAATGTGGTCGGGGTTTCGGTCAAAAATGTTTTTGCAAAAAAAAACCCACTCCCGTATTTGAACGGGGTGGGCTTGGTATGTGTGTTTGTGTTTAGTTGAGTGGTTTGTTGCCTCTGCGTGAGTTGCAGGATCGGTGGGCTGGGGCTAGTGGGCTTAGGGGGTCACCGGCGATTAGGTGGTCTGCTGTGAAAGGATCACCAACGATTGCACCTTTACCGCATAGGTGGCATACGGTAGCTGTGTCACGGATAAGACGTGCCGTGTGCTTGTATTCAGGTGAACGGTAAAGGGTGCGGGTGGCTTTTCTTTGTTTTTGTTTTTCGGCTGCCAAAGTTTCTCTGGTTGTTGCGTGGCGTAAACAATACAGTTTGCCTGTGGTTAGTTGGCCACAGTCTAGGCAGGGTTTAGGAAATGCCATTGGTCATCCTTTGTTTGATGATTGTTGAGCTGATGTTGTGAGTGTATGGGATGTAACATAACCCGATTCCGTAGTGGTCTAACCAGTCTTGTGTGAAACCCATTTGTTTGTGGTAGTCGCGTCTAGCCCAGTCGCTGCCGATAACTATTAGGTCTGCTTGTGAATCTATGATGGATGGTTTGGAATCTGCACCACCTGTGTTTGGTATTACACGATCAACATACTTGCAAGCCAGCAACACTTCTTCACGTTCGTTGTATGACATTACTGGTGGTTTACCTTTATAGGTTTCAATGAATTCGTCTGTGTTTAGTGCGACAGTCACATAACCGAAGTCGGCGCATCGTTGTAGGAATCGTGCGTGACCTGCGTGGAATAGGTCAAATGTTCCGCCTGTGTAAACTAATCCCACCTGTTTGCCCTTCGTGTTTGTAAAGTCCAAGTCCAACTGTTGTCTTTGTTTGCTGTTTTTTCTGCGTGTAACAGTCTGTTGTTGCGGTAAGTGTGTTCGTTGCGTTCACGGTTTACGCTTGCGCTGTTGTGGTGAACAATGCCGGCATCAATGTTGTAAACAAGTAAGTTGTTTTCTTCTATGCGGCGTTCGTAGTCGTTGTCATCGAAATACAACGGGTAAAAGCGTTCGTCATACAAACCGATTTGTTCAACAATGGTTTGGCCTAGAACGATGGCTGACCATAGGGGGGCAACTTTGGGGTGACCTAAACCTTCAGGGTTTGCTTGTTCAGCAATGGTGGCTAAGCTGCCTGGTTCAAATGTTGCGTCATCGTTTATTAGAACCCAGTATGGCGCGTATGGTGTTGATTTGACTATTAGATTCCAAGCCCCAACAAGGCCTAATCCAAAAGGTATTTGTAGCACCCACATTGTTTTGACTTGTTCAGGTTTAGTTGGTTTCCAAGTTTGTGTGCCAGAGTTGTCTACTATTACTAAGTGTTCAATAGGGTAGTCAATGCTGGCTAGTAGTTGTTCTGCGAGTTGAAACTGTGAAACAACAGCAAAACCTAGAACGGGAATCATTAGCGTTTATTTTTGTCCGTTGTGTAAAACCCTGAACCTTTGAACGATACAGGTGTTGGGGATAACACTCTACGCATCAGGTCACCTTCAGCGCATACTGCCCGAAAAGTGTCCACATCAGCTAAACCAATGGTTTGTGTTCTTACAGCACCACACTTGTCACACTTATAGTCATAGGTTGGCATTTGTTTTTCTTTCTTTACGGCTTTTGTGGATCAGCAGGGAATTGAACCCTGGTCTTATTGCGTTCCGTAAACGGCTTTCACAACAATCGAAACCATACCTGACCCTATCTGGTGACGGTGAATAAGGATGTATAACCACAGTTCTCAGTCGTGCCACCAGAATACCTAAAACTTTACAACAGTTCCCGTGAAATGTTTGCCACGTTCCAACTCAACACACGAAATACCAACCTGCGAATCTTGCCCCGAAGTAAGCCGAAACCAGTCGCTGCCGTTATCCATTGTGCCACCCTGCACCCACCACCTTGAACCGCCGTTATGTGCTTGACCAATCTCTTCAACCCTTGTGTGGTGGAAGTGACCGCTAAAGAACACGCTAAACCCTGCCAACGGTTGATGTCCGAAAGATTGTTTAGCCAACCAACCCACCATCGAATCAGGGCGTGACACTTGATGGCCGTGAGCCAACCCAATAATGTGAAACCCGTCACCAAACGGATCAAAGCTTAGTGATTCGTTGTGTGGTTCAGGAATCAGAAAAGTGACCGGCAACCCTACTTCAACAGCAAGACGGCGCAACTGTTGCAAAATCACGATACCCCAATCATCCAAACCAGGTTTACCCACCGCCTGCTTACCTACACGCCATTGGCAATGATTAGAACCCACAGACACATAAGTTGTTGGGGCGTATTTTGTTGTCAGCTTTAGCAAATCCCACATCAACGCAGCAGCCAAATCCACTTGTTGCATCAGGCTCAAATCGTTTGACTGGAGTTGTGCAAGGTTGGCTGCGTTATCAAAGTTTTCAACAATGTCACCACCATCCAAAACAACAATGCGCTCATACTTGTTCTTTTTTAGGTGGGCTTCAATCTTTTGGTAAGCAGCCAACACTCGTGTAACCAGTTCACCTGATCCACCACGACTAGCAACCTTACCCACCTGATAATCAGCTGCCAAAATCACAAAGCACTTACCGTTATCAACAACTTTGGTGACAGGTTTCTTTGTTTTCTTTGCTTCGGCATACAAGGTTGGCAAATCAAGTTCAGCGTTTAGGCGTAAACGGAAGTTGAAACGGTAAGCGGTAAGCCAATCGCCACCCTCACGTTGCTGCCAACGGCTTGTGCGCGGTGTGCCAACAACTTCGTATTTGTCAGGGGAATAACCGGCATCAATCAGAAACTGTTTGAAATCTGCACCTTCAGGTAAACCTGGTGTGGTAGCTGTGCCTTGTGTTCCATCAAACTCAATGGATACTGCACCAAACGGGGTGGTGTGTGGGCGCGGTGCAGGGTTCAAGTCTTCAAGCATCACTTCACCCTATAACAAGCGCACGTTTGTTTGCGGTGACGATAAATGGCGTTCTCGTGCAAGTGCAGGTTTTTTTGTGCCAAAGCTTTACGCAAACCCAATGCAGAAAATGCTTTGTCTTCAACAGCAGCAAACAAAATCTTTGCATCCGATTCAGATAACTCTTCGGCCATTTTGCGAACTAAACAAGACCAAACCTTTTCAATAGGTTTCAGATCGTCTAACAATCCCATTCTGAGCTTTCATTCAAGGCTGTAACAACTTTAGATAATGCCGGTTCAAGTTTTTTGATTTCATCGGCCGACAAGTTTTCACCAACCGCTTGAAACAAGTCTGCCAAACCTAAACGCACACTCTCAAAATCAGCCGACCAAACAAGGTCAGCGCGCAAAAACTGAACAGCGTCATACAAGTCGAATGGTTTAGTCAAGTTCGTGAATCCATTTCGTAATGGCCAAACTGACAGGCGAACCGATAGGTGAAATGTCACGCAACACTTCCAACCGTGTTTTCAGGTTTTCTGTTGCAGCATCTTTACCAACCTGTATTGCGTCAGCGATGGCTTTGTTGAATTCGTCTGATCTGACAACAAAAGTGTCAGCCTGGTTGCGTTCCAGATTGTAGCCTTTGTTAAAAGATTCAATTGCTGTATCAATCAAGGCTTTCTTTAGGTCTTCACTCACTTTTTTCTCCTTTGATAATGGCAATGAGTTCATCACGGTCAAACTCAATAGCTTGATTCCAGTTGTAGGTTTTTTCTAGGTATTGAATGATGCGTTCACGTTCCTGGTTACGGCCAACAATCACAGCAGCATCCAACATTTCTTTAGTCACAATGCTCACTTGTTTTCCAATCCGGTCAAATAAACAACTTCTGTGCCATCAGTATTGAAAGCAACCAAGTGACCCAATGCGTCACGCCTAACTACGTTCAACTCCAACAACAAATCAATGATGCGCTGGCGTTCAGTAACAACACCAACTTTGCGCCCAACCTCTTTACCAGCCTCACGCCAATCATTCAACATTGTTTCATCAGCTTTATCCAAAACTGCTTGACGGTAACCCCGTGCAAAACCTGTTTGCTCTGCATCAATCCTGATCGGTGGTTTCATTTCTTATGTTCCTCTCGCCACTCAGCAACATCAGCCCAAAACCATTTCCAGTCATAAGCAATGTCACGCTTAAACGCATCCCAACGATGCACATACTCCAACCGTATCTGCCACCACATACGCCGATTCTTTCTAGCCCTGTGCTTAGCCACGATACAACCGCCAAAACCCGTAAGGGATAGCCAAAGTAATAATGATTGCCAACACGTTAGCGAAAGGCAAAATGATGGCTTGCAATAAAGCCAAAGCAAGCAGAAACAGGATTATTACGATTATTGTTTTCATTTGGCGGCCTTCAACCATTCCAAAACAGCTGCGTCAGTCCAACCGGTCAAACCACACGCACGGTCAAACGCCTGCATATAGGTTTGAAAGGTTTCCATTGAATCGTTGGCACGGTATGCCTTGAACCAGGTAAAAGCGTTTTTCAACGCCACCTGTTGATCATTAGTTAGTGCATCAAACTGCATTTTGTTTTCCTCTCATTAGCAGTAACACCAGACTAACGAAGTTTTAGGCTTTTAGGCAACAAGTAAAAGGTTTATTTTTGATTACATTTCTGTAACAGTAATGTGCGCCCCAAACGGGCAACCATCAGCAAACACTTTGCTTGCGTTCCAAACAACAATCTGACTGTCATTCACAACCAGGTCAGTATTCACGCTGATTGCATCACCAACGGCGCGCATTTGTTTATCTAAATCGTAGGGGGTTGTTGGGTGGGTTCTTTTAGCTGCGGCTTTCACTCGTGGAACACAAAACTTCACATCAACACGAACAGCACCAGCAAATGAAACCAGTTCACCAGTTTCCAAACGCTTCGACTGCACAGCTAACGCAATAGCCTCACGCCACGCTTTCAACTTCTTATCATTGCTCGCAATCATACGGCCACCCCCAATGTGCCTCATCGAACCCTGACCAACCGGTTCACCACGCACAACAAAACTAAACTCACTCACGCGACTTAACCCACGCTTGAACAAACCCTGCAATAAAAAACCACAAAGCCAAATAAAAACACATCCAACGCAACCAAGAATCAATCTGAAAACTGGCAAACATCAAAGTAAACCCTGTAACCCAAGCAAACACAATAGACCACATCAGTCCAACCACCGATCCAACAAGTTAGCCAACCACACCAAAGCAAACGCCCCAATAAAAGTAAAAGAAACCCCCACTAGGGCAATAGTAAAAAAAGCACCTAGCAGGGGAATCACAGGTTTACCTAAAACGGTAGGTCAATGTCATCTGGGATTGCAGACGGCGCAGATTCCTGAACAATCTTCGCAAATCCCTGCTGCGCTTTTGCAACAGTTGCGTGATCCAAAGCAGGGCGAATTTGTGTTGCGTTCACATACACTTTCATTTGCTGCTTGCCTTCGTATTCTTCCAACTTCCAAGACAGGTTGCCGGTAACAGTCACCGCACCCCCGACAGTTGGTTGAGCCAGCTGATTCACCCAAACGGTGTAATAGCGTGAACCAACCACTTCCCAGTTCACCCCGTTCTGTTTGCGAATTGGTTCTGCCAAAGTAAAACCCTTATCACCAAGCAGACGTGACACGTCACCTGTTACTTCAATTTTTGCCATTGGTATTCCTCTCAATTAAATGGTGCTATGTGATTGACATTAGTGCAATCACGGTGTTTACACAAACGGTAACCAGGTAGGTAAAGTTCCCCTTTTAGCATTGGCCTGTCTTCTGAATCGAAGTCACCCAACCAGGGAAAACATACTTCGTCACCGTAAGTGATTTTTTCTTTTCTTGTTGCTTTACAGCTGTCACATTTTGCTTTGAGGTTGTTTCGTTTAGCCACGATTTCCCATTGGTAACCGCAACGAACACACAAAGCATAAACATACACAAAACCAGCCTAGTATCCAGCATCGCTTTTAGCCTTCGACAATCTTTGAAAAGTGTCCAATAAAAACGTGATCCGTCATACCGGTTTGACCGTGACGATTCTTTTGCACAGCCAAAGTAATGATTTCTGGTGTTGATTCTTTACGGCTCAACAAAATCACCACATCAGCATCCTGTTCAATCGAACCCGAATCACGCAAGTCAGACAATGTTGGAATAGCAGCATCAGACCTGTTTTCAACACCACGATTCAACTGTGCCAACGCCACAATAGGAACATTCAATTCCTTAGCCAACCGTTTCAACGCCCCCGATACAAGCGTCATCGCCTCATAACGGTTGCGCCCCTCATTAGCGTCAGCAATCAAACCCATATAGTCAATAACCATAGCTTTCAATGGCAAACCCTTGCGTTGAAAAGACCGTGCATAAGCTTTGATACTGCTCAACGACTGCCCACCATTATCGTTAATGGCCATCAACCGTTTTAGTGAACCCCTACCAGCGTTGATTTGGTTTCTTTCATCCGCAGACAACGAACCCTTTTCAAACTTAGTCAAATGGATTTCAAACACGTTAGCCATCAACCTATTCATCAGTTCGCGTTTAGACATTT